AACGGAAGTTAATAATAAAAAATCAGGAGAGGAGATAATTCTCGATGATTTCCTTACCATCAATCCAACCATAGCAGAATTGCCCATCAAATCCAACGGTTTTCATGCGCTCAATCCAGATTATTTGGTTCGCCCATGACTCCGCTTTTTGTGCTGATGGTGGGTACTTCATATTCCTTTTTACTTCCAGCCAAAGACCTGCATATTTACCGCTTTGGCTAGGGTATGGAATGAACAAGTCACTCACCCCTGGGCGTAATCCTTGCAGCTTTAAGTTCCACGTTTGCGCCTCTGTTCGTTTCCCCTCATTGTTGTTCTTACAAAAAAAGTCCTTAAGTTGTGGATGAAGACTCAGCCACTTTACCAACCACCTTTGTTCCTGGTTCTCGGTTGGTATTGATACACGCTTGGTCATCCTTAACCTCATCGTTACCGTAAAGTATCTTCATTAGCGCCATGACTTCCTGTCTGTCGCGTAGATTAATTGTTTTTGGCTTGTTCTTTTTTTTCATCGGCTCGTTTTCTCATATAGATTTCTTGGGCTTCGGACAAAGGCATACTCTTGGGCAAGAACCCTTTAATCATCGTAAGCCATGCCACAAATTTTTCTGCTTCCGTTCCCTTCAATACCTGGGTCATTTCCTTTGCCTCTCTGGATAGTATTTAAGTTGCTCGACCATCTCCTCATAACACTTGATGGCCTCCTCTATTTTCTCCTCTGGATGGGCTTCTAACACTTCCTTACAATGTTGCCGTAAGAACTCAATGTCATCTCCACCGTGTCCATCAGAAACCTTTTTTATCAGACCACATAAATAATTCTTGCGGGCTATCCATAGTCCACGATTCATTAGTCACCATGCCAGTTCTTATACATTCTCGTTGGTTTGCCGTTGCCTGTGCGCCCTTGCTCTTGAGGTGTGCGGTTCTTCTCTTCAATATAACCCTGCTTAAGTAGCCAAGCCTTTTGGTCTCTCATGTTCAAGAACCTGTTGCGTGCTAGTAAGTAAATGGGTGGTAATATCATCGTTTCTGTTTCAGGTATGCCCATCAAATACTCTTTGTACTCATCAAACACGGCCTGGTCAAAATCCTTATGTCCCTGTTTAATCTTGGTCTCATCAAAGTGTTTGTATGTCTGTCCACCACCTGCAATCTTCTTGTCTCTAAGGATTTCCTGGCACTTGGCCATACACTCTTTAAAGGACTTTGACTCAGATGTAGTGGGGATTTTAGAAGGTGCGGGCAGCTCTTTTGGTTTAGCGTTAAAGGACTCTAATTGCGCCCATGATTTCTCAGGTTCAATATAGAAATTAGAACGTGACTCGCTGTAATGCTCTTTGACTTTGCGCTCAATCTCTTCGCTCTTGCCATTGGTTAATGTCCACGAACCTATTTTGTCGTAAACCATTTTTACCAGCGGATGGCTAAAGTCACGCGCTACCATGAGGCGAATTACTTCCTGTTGGCTAGGTACGCCCGACTCTTTCATACAAAGGTCTACGAGTTGCCCTAGTGTTGGCGGGAACTCTTTAAACTCTGTGAGCGTCTTGTTTACGGCGGCTCTCACCTGTTCAATGGAGAATTTGCTTAATTGCTCAAGCCAATCAACCATGATGTATTCCCAATCCTCATCACAGGTTGCCCGACTCGTCCACAAATTACCGTACCTACCCCTAAAGCGTGCAAATAATCTCGCTATTAGCGATTCATCCACGTAATGGGTCAATTGTGTTACCTGTGCTGTGGTCATATACATAGCCCTTGTTCAAATGCTTATTAATTACCCTGGATAACGCATCACCGCCCTTGCTCTTGGAGCCTGTGCTTTTTGGTGAGGTAGTTACTGTGTCGTTCCAGCGTTCGTTTTGTAAGTAGGTTGAAGGGTGGGGAATGTATTGCTCATCAGCCCAAGCACTGTCATTGACTTGGCGATTGCTTACGTCATTGCATATAAGGACGGCTATTTTATTTAACTTCTTCTTGTCCCATATCTTCTTGGCTCGAATCTTATTTTTCTTTACGGGGTATATATTCCAAAATTCATTAAAAGCACATGGTTCGCTTTCGTGTGTGACGTCAGTCGCACTTATATTATTTATATCTTCTTTCTTTTTATCTTCTTTCTTTTTCCCTATATCTTTATAGCTGTCGGTTTCCGGTGACTGGTTAGCCGTTGACGGGTTTTCAGTAGACGGTGCACAATTTGGCTGTTCATTCAATGCTGGTGCGGGTTGTAGAGGTTGTGCATTTATTTGGAAGCCGTTCATACTGCACACATGTAAGGACATATGCACAAATCGGCCATGTGTATCTCTTTTGTTTTCTATGGTTATTAATTTGTGGTCACATAAGGTTTTTAATATTCTGTTTAGGCGTTCACGGCCTATCTTAAAGTGCGCTGCAATCTGTTGTTTGTAGAACGTCCAGTTAGGGGGAAGGCTCGCCAGGTACACCCATAGACCAAGGGCTTCAACGTCACAAAAGTTTTGCAAGACATGGTTCTTTAGCATTGTAAAACCTGTCTCGTCTTGAGTTACTACGTATTTTTGTACGCTCATGGTTAATTCCCTTTAAAAGATTTAAGAGTGCGTCTTGCACATAGGAACAGTATAGATGGAATGAGCGTATATACTAAAGAAGTGTTGCGAATCGATTGGTTCATGACTATAATTGCCTCATGTGTATGGACGCACCTAGCCGTTACTTGCCAAACTCTGGCGTCCGGTTTACTAAAGCACGATTGATAGTCTTGGCGGAGTACAATCATGCGCATCATTTCAAAAAGTTCCAGCAGCTTGGAACATGAAGTAACTAGCTGCTAAACCTCTTTCAAACTTCATTTGCACAATCCTAATCTAAATCACACAAACATAAAAGTCTTTTTTAATATCTTGATATTATTTTTTGTTTTTCTATTGCAATGTGTTTATCGTTCGTGATACATTTGTACCCATGATATCAAGATACATTAATACAGAGGCTAACATGACTACAAAAAGAAAAAAACAGGACGATGACAGAGCCTTTCACATGAGAATGCCTAGAGATACATGGCTTCTTCTTAAAAAAGCGGCTCTAATTTCAGAAATAACAATGGGTGAGTACGTAACGAATTTAGTAGAAAAACAAAGAGTAAAGTTGGCAAAAAAGATGGACGTTTTAGGTGATTTCGCAGATGTAGAATAGTAGTAAAATAAGTGAGTCTGAGGCTCTAGGCTGGAACCTAAAACCTCGGTTGTTCAAACAAAACTTTGATAGGTGAATTATATGAACGCATTAAGTTTAGCGTACTCTAACGCGCAAAAGCAAGAATCATGGAGTGATGACCCGTTTGACATTAAGGGTTTTGTTACAGGAGTAACGAAAATTTCAGACCACCAACGTAATCTTAGAGATTATGCTTTGGAGATGGTTGCAAGCTTTGGAAAGTTCAAAGGCGACCATTACGAGCTTAACCTCGATATGCTTTCAAGCCCTTACCAGCTTGAGTTCGCACGTCTATATATAGAATCAATCGACCGTGAGATTGAATGGGCTTGCTATGGCGATGACCAAACACTCAACAGCGATTTCCTTTGTGCCATGCTTGCCATGCTCAAAGATTCTAACCCCAAAACTCGTGCCAAGTTCGCACAAGTTACGACTGTAAATATCCTTACTTACTACAAAGACACTCTCGAAGAGCTGCTTACCACTGCGTGTGACGATTTCTATAACAACGAAATGGAGAACGCAGGGTATCAGTGCAACCAAGACATGGAGCATGGAGATTTCTATTGGAGTAAGCGCTAATGAATACCCACGTAATAAATGGCGACAAGGCGCATACCTACATTGACCATGACCGAGCCTATTGGAACCTTGAACCTTGGGTTGCTACCTGGGACGGCTACGATGGCGCACCGATTGACTTTGAAACCCCAAGCCGTGACCCAATCGGTCTTGGGTGTACAGAGCAAGAAGCACTCGATGACTTGCTGGANAAATCAGAATGATTGAGACATTCAGCAAGTACGAGTACGAAATCTTTGAGTACCCAGACGATGATTACCCAGCGCATAAATATTATTACTACCGTATTTATGATGACAGTGAGCAGGGTTACACCGAGTCAGACGGCAACATGTTTGATGGGAAAGAAGAGGCCAGGTTTGCAGCGGTAGGGCATATTTTACAGTTAATAAAAGAGGGGTTTGGCAAATGATTAAAGACTACATAACGCCAGCGGAACGATTGAATTTTAAGAGGAACAAGACGTGGAAAGAACTACTTTGGAACAGGTCAGGGTTTGGGTACAACATCGAATTGACTACTGGGAAAATGTTGTTGAAGCACACCCCAATGACTTCGAAACGTTTACAGACATTGGTGAAACATGGCGAACAGGTCTTGAAAGAGGTGAAGACAAGGGAATGCTGGACGCCTTCCACATGGTCATGGAGTGTATAAACGGTCAGCGTAGATGAACACTTTATGTTCCTGCTTCGCGATTCGCGAATTGCGAATTAGATATCAGCGGGAACATAGGGGGTTTATCTAAGCTCTTAAGTGAGCACTTTATGTTAACTATGTTAGGAGAAGTAAAAATGGCGTTAAAAGCAAAAAAACCTTTGGTGTCTGAGTGCAGAATGAAAGCATTATTTTATGGTTCTGCTGGTGTCGGCAAAACGTATGCTGCGATTCAGTTCCCGAAACCCTATATCATCGACACAGAGGGTTCCACCAACAAGCCACAATATGTACGCTTGATTGAGAAGTCAGACGGGGCAGTTCTTATGACTGTAGACTTTGACGAAATGATTAATGAAGTACGTGAGTTGCTAACCACAAAGCATGATTACAAGACATTAATCATTGACTCACTAACCTTGTCGTACAATGACCTGCTGGAGAAAGCAGAGCGCAAGGTGGGAACTGATTTTGGTCGCCATTACGGTGAGGCCAACAAGCGCATGAAGCAGTTGTTAAACTTACTGTTCCGCCTGGACATGAACGTTATTATTACTTCTCATAGCAAGAATGAGTACGGACAAAATTTAGCGGTATTAGGACAAACATTCGATTGTTACAAGAAATTAGATTATCTTTTCGATTTAGTGTTTGAGATTCAAAAGCGCGGAACCCATCGTGTGGGCTTGGTTAAGAAGTCACGCTTTGAGACATTCCAAGACACCGACACGTTCCCCTTCTCTTACGAAGAGATTGCAGACCGTTACGGACGGGCAGTAATTGAGCGGGAAGCAGTAGCGCAAGAACTGGCTACACCTGACCAAATTAAAGAGATTGAACGGCTCGTTGAGTTGCTCAAGGTAAGTGAAGAGACCACGCAAAAATGGTTGGATAAAGCCAATTCTGATGCCTGGTCGGACATGCAAAAAGATTCGATTCAAAAGTGTATCGATTTCATGAAGTCTAAAATACAAGGAGAATAAAGTATGTTTCAGTACGATGTAATGAGCGAGCAGGAAGCAATGGCTGAGCGATTTCAATTAATGAAAGAAGGAATCTATGAGGCGGTTATTACCGCTTCACAAGATACCACGTCCGCAAGTTCCGGTAATCCTATGATGGACATGACCGTTACTTGCTACGATGAAGCGGGCAAGCCACACGACATTAGGGACTTCTTAGTGTTCACCAAGCAAATGATGTGGAAGGTCGTACACTTTGCGGAATCTGCGGGTATTCAAAAAGAATATGCAGAAGGTAAACTTTGCTCTCAAGTTGCTATTAACAAGACCGTTAAAGTAAAAATAACTGTAGAGCAAGGTAGCGAAATACCTCAAGATAAGTTAAAAGGCAAACCGATGGGTTCTAAGTACCCTGATAAAAATAAGGTGGAAGACTACCTACCTAAAGGCGAACAAGGGGCGAACGGTGTACCGAATGGCGATACACCACCACCGTTTGTTGATGATGATATTCCACCATTCCTATAAGGTGAACGATGGGTTATTTAAAAGGTTTTGGAGTAAGCGCACTTGTGATGGTTTTTCAACATCACTTCCCACTGTCATGGTGGGAATGTGCGCTCTTAAGTTTTGGAGTTACGGCAATAATTATCTAGGGAGTCAAACTAATGAATTTCTGCGAAGCGATGGAAGCGCTTAAGAATGGGGCGAAAGTTACCAGGAGCGTATGGAAAGGAAGCCTTTATTTCATGATGCAGGGCGATGTGGTTCTGTCTTATCAGCCTAGATTTTTAGATTATACCTACGATGAAAGCATTATGGTTTCTGACGGGTGGTTTATTGAAGGAGATACCCAACCGCTTACCTTTTGCGAAATAATTCCATTTTTAAATGATGGGAAAAGGGCGCAAATGGAAGAGTGGACAGACTCCTACATATTCCTAGATAAGACTACAGGCAAGCTTGTCTTGCATATGATGGACAGCTTCCCCTTCGTTCCTGAGTTTGAATCGTTTACGGCAACCGATTGGATTGAAGAATGATACCATTTAAAGACAAGACGTTTTGCGCCTCACCCAAATGTAAAAATGAGTGCGGGCGCAAGATGACCAAGAGAGAAGAAGAGCAGTTGGAGAAAATGAACGAAACCCATTGGGTGGGTGTTATGCAAGGATATTTTTGTGGCGAACCAGAAGAGGACGAACTAAATGATTGACTGTAAGGAATGCTCAGAGTACGTAAACGGACTTTTCAATCGCGGTGAAATAACTAAGGACGAGATAGAGAAAGTTACGCTGGATAGGCATATACTAAAGGGCTGTGCTAAAAAAGTCGATCCCTTTGCAGATTGGTTAGAATTTGCCATAGTGAATCAAAAAGAACTACAATTAGAAAATACAGAGCCATATCAGTTCCCAGAATGGAACAAAGGTTATCTTGAAGCGCTGTTGGACGCAAAAGAGCGATACACGGCTGCTACCCTCACGAATGAGGGAACCAAGTAAACGTTAAAGCCCTCAAAGCCTCTTAACCCCTAACGCTGCTCAGCTCTATTAGGTATGCTCAAGATGAGGGCTTCTTTTTCACTTTAACCCAATAAATACGGGATTAAAACTGTTTGCCGTAAATATGCAATACCCATTGCTATGAGGTACGCAGTTGCTTATTTTATAACCTGTAGTGTTTAACCTTATTCCTGCGTTCGGGAAATTGGTTGTGTTCGTTGTTCGGGTCTTAATGTATAAATCCAGACCAGTAGCCGTATAGTTTTGGCACGACATTTGCGCAACACCATTCAAACATAGAGTAATCGGCAAAGATAATCCTTTGTTTTCGGACTGCACATCGAATAGCAAGCCACCGCAATGCGCGGCACCAGAACCCAAAGCCAAAATTGCTGCCAGTAGTTTTATTTTCATCTATGATTTATCCTTAGTTTTTTAAATACCTTAACACTTTAATATAAGGATATATTGATGTCACCCATGAATGTCATTTACAAGTACTTCTTGCCNCTTCAAGACGGATTAATCACCGTAAACCTTCCCAAGAATTCACACATTTGCGACATCAACAACCAGGGCAATGACGTTTGTTTTTGGGTGGCACTCCAAGAAGGAGCGGAGCTTGAAGAGCGTTACTTTAGAATTTATGGCACGGGTCACAAAATAGATAACATGGATAAACTACGCTTTTATAAAACCCTTCACATGCCTAACGGGCTTGTCTGGCACATCTTTGAATTACCTACGAGTGCAAACCATGAATGAACCCTGGGAATGTCCGCGCTGTTTCCGAATGAACGCCCCTTTTAATCCTACGTGTTTTTGCAAGCCAGAGGATGAGGGGTATTTAATACAACACCCAAAAGACGAAAAGCCATCAGAGCATGTTATGGACGCTGCGAATTATCTTACAGGAAGCAAACAAACAAAAGTTAATTGGCCAAAGGGACAGTGTCTTATTTGCGGGATGACTCACAATCACGGCCAGCATTGCGCCACCCTTCAAAACAACATACCACCCAATGGAGAATTTATTTAGACCATTTAGTTAACGCCAACAAAATGGTAAACGGACTTTAACAACAATAAGGAGATTGTAATGAGTATAGAAGCCCTGTACCCATTGATAAGTTTTGGCCAGCGCAAAATGATTGATGCGCTCATTGCTCACCCCGAAGGTTTGAGGTCGGATGAGCTGGCAGAGATTACAGGGGTAAGCAACAAAAGCGGCACCCTAACGCCTGATGTGCGGGAATTGTTATTGGAACACGGGTGGGAATTATCCATCAAGCGCGAGAAGGGAAAAGCTAAATGGGTATTGCGCCAAGTTCCTACTGAGATAATATTGCAGCGTAAAAAAATAGTTAAGTTAAATGCAGCCTTAGAGCAAATCATTCAAGGGTGCGAAACAATCCAGGGACTTTTAGGATATAAACAACAAGGAGCGTAACGTGAAATTACCAAAATCTATTGAAGCAGAAAGAGCAGTATTGGGCGGAATGTTATTGGACAGCAGTTATTTTAATGTGGTTAAGGACAAGCTTTGCACCGAAGACTTTGCCAAAAAAGACCACCGCTCTATTTACCATGTCATGCGCTTATTATGGGATGAACACAAAAGCTTTGAAGCCGGACTTGTTAGCATGAGACTTAAGCCGCTAGAAAAATATATTTTTGAGATGGCGAACGAAACAGTGTCAACAAAAAATATATTGGCTTACGTGGATATAGTGCGCGAGAAATCAGTGCAGCGCCAACTTATCGGGGTAGCCACTGAGATTGCACAAAGCGCTTTGTCGCCTGGCAATAAAGATTTCAAAGAGATTTTGGATGAAGCCGAAGCAAAAGTAATGAGCATTGGCGAAGATGAAAACGTGATGGTCTGCCCAGAGCAAGTAAGGCTAACCCAATATCTTAGAGAGCTTGCCGAAGAAGTGGCAAGTGCCGACCTTGATGAAGATTATTTGCGTCACATGATTGTTGAAGTAAATAGGGCGCTCGGTTGCACGTTGCAGCACTTTGAAGAAAATCATTATGAACTGGAGCAACATGATTAAACGATTCCTATGTTTTTTATTGGGTCATAAGTTTGGCGGGTATGAACCGCCAAATGAACAACGAATGCCTGACAAGTTTTATTGCACCCGCTGCAAAAAGCTAAATCCTACATATGAAGGGTGGTTTTAAGGTACACCTTATCCACCAGTCAAGAACCAGTCAAGAAAACACCTGTCTTTAATTATTTATGCCACCTTAATTGACATTGTATAATAAGGTGGTATGATTCGCACATACCAATTTTGGATTTATTAGTATGTTTAAAAAGAAAGTTCCAGAACAACCTTTAGAGTTTATCATGCTAGACCAAGAGGATTTCACTTGCCTTGTTCGTGGCGGAGTTCTTCATGTAGGTAATTTAAGAATCGCATTAAAAGATATTGGCTTCCACATTATGGATGAGGCCATCACTAAAGCTGATAACGGCATAGACCATTACAAAGACCATGTAAAAGTTAGGAATTGTATTGTATGAATGAAGTAAAAGTTAAATGGCCTCTCATAGCCAAAGAATGGGATAAAACCTATTTCAACTATATAGACCTGGGCAATTACACAATGTTCCGCATGTCCTTATATAGAACTGGTCAACCCAGATTGGGTTTATGGGTTTCCGTAGAAGATAAAGGCTCGTTCTTTTTCTCTCTGGAGAATAGACTGCATAAGGATTACGTGGCCGAGAAATTATTTTTGCAGGGCGACCACGGACAAATGGCCGATTTCCTTAATGCGCAGATTGGCAAAGAGGGTGAGCAACAAGGACATTATTACGAGCAGGTAATAAAAGACGTTGAGCCATACGGCAAGATTGGAGAAGGTAAATGCATGCCGTGGAGTCCAGAGATAATTAAGGGTGAAGAATGATTGAAACTATTGGCTTGGTGCTTCATTACATTAATGACGCCCTTAGAATTGCGAACCCTTTTTTGTTTTTTGGGGCAACCTGTATTTGGATTTCCTTAAAAATGAGGATGGAAAAAGAATTGGGTCGCATGTACTTGCGGTGCTTTTCGCTAGAAAAACAAATTGATTACCTGGTTAATCACGAGAAGGTAGACGCTGATTTCATTCGCTACATGCAAGGAATACATAATGAATACAGATGATGACTTTATTAAAGAAAGGCTATTGCTAATCCTAGGCTTTGGAACGTCCCTTGTATTAGAGCTAAGACGGTACGCGCCAAAGGACAGAGAGAAAGATATTTTATGGTTTATCCAAGCTATGGAGAACGTTGTTTACCAGAATAAGCCTTTGCCACCATTCCCAGAGAGGTAACATGACCCATCAGGTTATTGGGTATGTACGTGTATCATCACAAGGACAAAATACTGCCAGACAATTACAAGGGATTGAATTAGACATGGAATTTATAGATAAGGTTACAGGAAGTAATCTTGACCGTGAAAAGCTACAAGAGTGCGTCCTATACGCCAGAAAGGGCGATACGGTTGTTGTTGACAGCATAGACCGTTTGGCACGAAACTTGCGCGACCTCCAAGAAATACTGGAAACCCTTACAAAAAAAGGGGTAATCGTTAAGTTTTTAAAGGAAAACCTTACCTTTACAGGTAATGACGATGCAATGTCTACCCTCATGCTCCAAATGATGGGCGCTTTCGCTGAATTTGAACGCACCATGATTAGGTCAAGACAAAAAGAGGGTATAGCCCAGGCAAGGCTTGCAGGAAAGCATTTGGGCAGACCCTTTAAAGTTGACAATAAATTTAGAAAAGTTGTCAAAGAGAAGCTAGAAAGTTGTCAATCCATACGAAGTATTGCCAAAGACATGAATGTGTCCCGCGCCACAATTTATAAAGTTAAGGAGCAAATTAATGACCAAGGAATGCAAACATGAATTTCACGCCATCAATCCTTTTCAAAGGATATGCTGTAACTGTAATAAGGTGGTTAACGTAGCCCATCTTAAAGTAATGTCCGAAAAAGAATTTGCAGAACAATACACCCAAAACCCTGAATGTGGGCCAATTATATTTGATGATGCGCCAGACCTTAAGAGATGAAGGACATCAACAAGATGAGGCTGGGCGTTCTTAGAGAATTAAAGAACGTCCACAAGTTCCTGGACAACATGGAACGCAGCGTTAAAACCCGTAATCCCGAAGCAATCCAAAGAGCATATATGTTTTTGGTTCACCTTGTTCGTGAAATGAATGATGGCTGCTTAACCCCTGATAATGTAGCGCTAGACGTTGAGCTAGCACAATTGCTTCAAGAAGTATCGGAGTAGAAACCCAGAGATTTCACTCCTATACTTGCGCACGAGATCCCTTTTTCGTATTATGCAAATTTTTTAAGCGAGAATACATTGCGTTTTTACGTTGATGGTTACGAACTGGACGTTCAAGACCCAACTTTCTTTATGGACGAAGAGGAATATACAGAAATCAAACAAACTTTAGATGAGATGTTGAGTACCTATGCTGACCTACCAATGGCTAAACCGCGCTAAAGACCGATTCTATCAAATAACAGTCAAACAAAATGGACTTACTAATATTATCCTCGATTACCATTGGGGTAGCTGTAATTCAAATCGCGGTGGTGCGAAGAGCATTTCATTGTGTTCCGAAGAGGAAGCGAAGAAAACGATTGAACAAATGATGAAAAGGCGCAAGAGCCGTGGTTATGAACTTGTTGCGCCCTTGGTGAATTAGTCCATTACTGCGCTTTCAGGAACAGGTTCAAGCTCGCACTTTTCTTCTTCCGCAAGCTTGGCTTGCTCTTCTTTTTCAGCTTCTATGGCAAGCTTTTGCATAGCCTCGACCATTTCAATGGCACCACAAACTTTATGGTATTGCTGAAACGCCAATTCTTTATTGTGATATAAAGAGGCCAATTCACGGCTTAACTGATTTGAATCATACATCATTTTTAACTTCTCCTTGTTTTAATAAATCCCTACACGTAAATATATTCTGTTACAAAAATTGCACCCCTAAACCCTGCGACACCCGCTATTGTGGTGTTTCCAAACCCAGCAACCGAATAGCCTCCATAGCCATACCCTACTGGAGTATTGTAGCCATTCACTGTACCGCTGTTGGACACTAACGCAATAAGATAATAAGGGCTATCTAAATTGTAAGAAAATGATAATGGATTTGTACCGCCCTGACTACCTATAAATATCCAGTTTGAACCTGCTTGGAAGAATACACTTTGAGCAGCAATACACCTAAAGTTAAAAATAACCGTTCCTGTACTTGTACTATTTGTTCCTGCGCTAGAGCCTGATTTAACTCCGCTTGCTGCGTAAGCTGAACCCACTAAACCCGCACCACCACCGCCAGCACTCCAAGAACCAAATGTTGTCGCACTTCCAGCCGTTCCGTTACTACCAACCGCGCCACCACCACCACCAGCGCCAACGGTGTAAGCCAAAGAAGCGCCAATTTGCGCTGCTGTCATCATGAATTTCAAATAACCACCAGGGCCACCAGCACCAGACATACTGGCGTTACTTGCTACACCAGGAGTTGCAGAGCCACCAGAGCCACCGCCTCCTCCTGTCATCTCAACGATAATAAACGCAGTGCCAGCCGTTGGCGTATAGGTTGAAGTGGTTGCGGTGGTAAAGTTTTGTTGATTGGTAATCAGCGTATCTTCGCCTATTTTCCAAGTTCCTGCTGCCGTTCCGTTTGCTATGAGCGTGTATTTAATGATGCTTTTGGTAGCAAGAACAACAAGTGTTGTAGGGGTATTGTCTCGAATGGTAAGGTTGCCCGTGGATTCATTAATTATAACAAAAGAAGTTCCTAGAACGCATGTCGTTGCGTCTGGCAATACCACTGTTTGAGTCGTAGCGCCTGTAATTAATTGGTATTGGTTTGAATTCACCGTTAAAGTTGTTGTGCCAGCAGCGGAAGCCGTGCTTGTAAATCCTGGCAAAAAATTGTCCGAAGAAAGATTGGCATTACCGTCCCAAGTTGGAACAGCGTTGGCTGTTGGTGTTGCAGTAATTACCTTGTTAATCGCGTTATTTGTAGCCATGATTCATCCTTAAATCAATTGTTATACATAAATGTATTGGGTCACATATATGCCACCTGCGCCACCAGATGGGCCAGTTTGAGCGCCAGCACCAACGTTTCCACCAGCGCCAGCAGAATAACCACCCCATCCTCTTCCTGGGTACACATTATAACCATTGACAGTCGAACTTGATGATGTAGAAACAAGGGCGAAATAAGGGCCATTCATATTCTGAGCAAAACTTAAGGGGTTGGAGCCACCTTGGCTGCAAATAAATACAAAATTTGTGCCAGAGATAAAGAACATGCTTTGTGACGATACGCATCTAAAGTTAAATATAACGGTTCCGGTGCCAACCGTGTTTGCCCCTGCCGTAGCTCCTATTACAACCGCTGAGGTAGCACTGGCATTACCTGCGAAACCACCAGCCCCACCACCAGCAGTCCAGTTTCCAAAAGTTGTTGCACCACCTGCGGTTCCATTGGCGCCCGCTCCTGCGCCACTGCCACCAGCACCTACGCCATAAGACAAGGAAGCACCTACTTGAGCAGCCGTCATCATAAACTTTAAGTACCCACCTGGTGCGGCTGCGCCACCAATGCTTGCCTGGTTTGCAGAGGCAGCAAGACTTCCTCCAGCCTGTCCACCACCACCGCACATTTCAACAATGATATAAGCCAATCCTGCTGGCGGGGTATATGTGCCACTTCCCGATGTAAAACTTTGTTGGCTTGTTATTATAGTATCATCACCTATTTTCCATGTTCCGGCAGCAGTACCATTGGCAATTAATGTGTATTTAATAACGCTTGAAGCCGAAAGAATTACCAGGGTAGTAGGCGTGTTATCGCGAATGGTAACAGCGCCCGTGGATTGATTCGCAATGATAAAAGATGTGCCTAATACGCATGTTGTGGCATCAGGTAACACTACGGTTTGAGTTGTTGCCCCCGTGATAAGTTGGTACTTATTTGAGGAAACCGTTAACGTAGTTGTCCCCGCTGCTGATGCGGTACTTGTAAATCCTGGTAAAAAGTTATCAGCCGATAGATTCGCATTACCGTCCCATGTAGGAACGGCATTTGCTGTTGGTGTCGCTGTGATAACCTTATTGATTGCGTTATTAGTAGCCATCTTTAATCCTTAAACAATGGTTAATCCCAATGATTGAGGCCCACCCAGACACGCCCATGTGGTGTTAGCGACAACACATATTAAATAAACGGAGTCTGTTCCGGCTTGAGATGTAACGCTACCAGTCACGCCAACGGTTGAGCTTACCGTTCCTATTTGAATGCTTTGCCCTGCTGCTTGAGTCAAAGACCATCCACCAGCATTAATCCCTATCACGGGAAGCACATCGCCTACGGCAGCCGTAGCGGGCAGAGTGAACGTAATCAATGAAGCCCTATTTGCCACATAACCATTATTGGTTGTCATAGCCTGAGTAGCTGCTGTAACAACAGTCCATGGCGTTGTGCTGCTTGACGGACTTTGCCATGTAGGCAGTGCTGCTGCGCCATTACTTGTAAGTACCTGCCCTGACGAACCAACACCTGATACATTTTGAAACGCACCTGTTGCCGTGGTTCCTGCGCAAATAACACTATAAGCCGTAAATGTACTATTACCTGTACCGCCTCGTGGCACGGCTAGCTGGCCAGTCCATCCAAGCGTTAAAGAAGTTGCTTGTAAAAGAGCCGTTGCAGGTGTGCCACCGAGTGTTAGGGTTACGTTGGTGTCATCTGTTTTGGTCAATGCAGCAGGGGTAATCGTTGGTTGGTAGCCAGGAATAGTTAAACCTGCTGGCAAAGTACTGCTTATACTTGGAACGCCACCAGCACTTGTAACTAAGACGCCATTATTTGCCGTGGTTAACCCTGATACCGTTGTTCCGTTGGCTGCGTACCATGCCACCTCATTAATATTTCCTGAGTTTACCGTACCGCTTCCAGCCGGAGTTGCCCAAGTACCGTCACCCCTCCAGAATGTACCAGAGCTTGCGCCTGTACCAGAGTTCAAATGGGTAACGGCCAAATTACCAGAAACATACGTGGCTAAATCAATAGGCGTTGCGTTCCAAGTACCCGATGTTACGGTTCCAAGGGTCGTAATGGACGTTTGCCCAACGTAGGTTGCTGCTATATCGATAACCGGAGTCGTGCCACCTGTAGAGGTGATGCGGTTGGTCGTACCAGAAACACTGGTTACACCAGTTCCAGCAGGAGTTCCCCATGTTCCATCGCCTTGCCAGTACGTGCCAGCACCAGCACCCGTACCGCTATTTAAATGAGTAACCGCAAGGTTGCCACTGACATAAGTCGCAAGGTCAATTGGTGTAGCGTTCCATGTTCCAGTGGTTATTGTGCCTAATGTAGTTAGTGAAGTCTGGCCGACATAAGTCGCTGCAATGTCAATTACAGGGGTTGTGCCACCCGTTGATGTAATTCTGTTAAGCGTTCCCGACACACTTACAACGGTTCCAGAAGCAGTACTAAATGGAGTCCATACAACACCGTCCACTGTACCTTCAAATACGGACGTCTGAGTATTAAATCGCATGGTTCCGGCAGCACCAGCTTGTTGTGCTGTAGTTCCTTGAGGAAGTGTAACGCCACCAGTTCCAGGCAATANGGGGTCTGAAACCAACGATAATGTAACGTTTCCAGTTGGAGAACTTGCAGCAATTTGCCCAGCAGTTCCCGTTATAGATTGAACCCCAATTGTGTTTGAAGTGTATTGAACATCCCAAGACGCAGCAGCCGTACCAGCTACCCCATTATAAGTAAGGAGCGCTTGAGTTAATGGTTGCATGGTGACAATGGCATTTGAGCCAGACGAAACCACAAACAACGCATTGCTTGAATCATTAATTAATCGGTAGGATTGACCTGTTGCAAGAGTTGCAACGACTGGCATTTGCACAGTCTGAAAAGTTCCTCCGCTAAATATTTGTTGACCCGCACTTGCCACGGTCAATATGGTTGTACCCCCGCTATTGGTAACTAAAGCAGTTCCGGCCAGGAAGTTGTTAGCTGAAAGATTGCTGTTAGCGTCCCAACCCGCAAAAGCGGTCGCGGTGGGTACGATTGTTACAGAACCGACACCTGTACCCCCTCTGGCGATGGCAAGGAGTCCAGTCCAGCCAAGAGTCATAGTGACGGATTGAAGTAACGCTGTTGCGGGCGTGCCTGTTAGTGTCACCGTAACGTTGGCATCATCCACTTTGGTCAATGGGGAAGGTGTGTAAGAGGCACCAAATTGGGCTGCAAAGTCTGAAAACTGCATTGCAGTGTCATCGCCAAGCCCGTAAGGTGCGCGACCAAAATACATCAAGTCCGTTGCTTGATTCGTTACAATAGGGTTGTCTTGATAGACCTGCAATATATTTTTAGACATGCTTGTAATCCCTTACAATAATGTTAATCGCTCGCCACTTAATAGTGTGAACGGTGTGGTATCAAGCCATAGAAAATAGTCTTCTAAAATTCCCTGGCCCATCCCATAAGCAATAACAATGATTAATCCACCATATGCACCTTGCATCTTTAAATCCTTTTAAAGAAAGGGGGANCTTAATCCCCCTTATGGTTAAGCTGCTGCTCTTAACGCTTGGTAGGATATAGTTGCAGCACCAGGGTCGCCTGAACACAATACAGTAATAGTATTTGTGGTTGGGGTAACTTTCTGGATATTGACAGCGTTGGCACTTGCTTGAATGTCAGCAAATACAACGTCAGTTGCAGCCACACCAGTTGCAGTAATAACAACGGTTGCTGAACCACCTGCGCTCACATCTTTACCAGCGAACTTAACAACGTAAGCAGGAGCAATACCAGCCGCCAATTTGGCTAAAGTTACGTTGGCGTTAAGGATTTTTGCAGTGGTAATCGCGTTTGCGGCAATCGTTAAAGCACCAGTATTTGCCATTGTGGCATCACCAGACATTGGTACGCCTGTAGCTACGTTGGACACGTTACCTACAAACAAGTTTCCACTTGCCAAGGTATTGCTTAATCCACCGCTATTTACAGAGGTTGCAACCCAGAACCAGGTGTCAACACCAATTGTTTGTGGTAAAGGCTCAACTAATGCATAAGCAGCGCCTTGGTTTACGGTTCCTGCACCAACGATGGTGAACTGGCCAGCTTTCAATTGTTCAATTGTTTGTTGGTCATCAGAGCGTTGAAGAACGACAGTGGAAGCGATTAATTTAACGATATAGATACCGTTTTGGTAAGCGCTTGTTTGGTTTTGTAATAGCACTCGGTCGCCAACGGCAACAACAACGCTATCAATAGTTAACGAAGACGCAGCAACAGTTAGGGTTGCACCCACTCCATTGTTTGCTGGGCCATTGGCGTAAGTACCTGCCACGTTTGACGTTGCCACCAAACGCACTGGCGTAATTACGTTATATAAAACGGTTTGTCCTAAGCTTACGGTCATTTTAAATTCCTTTTAAAATTGTTAGTAATATTACCCTTTGAAGTTAGCTAACTTCCCCATACCAAATCNGTAGCNGNTGTACCNGCGCTGTTTATTCTAATAGAGAAAACAGGGTGCCATACGCCAGCAGCCAATCCGACAAGAGTCTGTTCCGTGCCGTCCCACTTCGTATAGGAAACGTCACCTTGCACACCGATATAAAGCCAGCGAGCGAATTCGACTGAACCATTAGGGCCATAATATGAGTCGGGTGTCGCATTTCCGGTGCGAGCCACGCCTGACATAACACGGGTTGGTCCCGTGTAAGCATTTGGGTCTAATGGTTGTATAAGACATAGTTGTACGGCCATTCGTTTTTCTCCTTGTTAAAGTTTTATATAAAAATTCATGTACGTGCCAGGCTGCATTGCAGATGTTGCAAAAGCAGTTGAAGTTCCAGGGCCATTGCCTGTATTACCTGCGCCTGTTGTTAGGTTAGTACCTTGAGCAAAACCAAATCCAAATCCTGCGCCTACCGTAGTAAAGGTATAGGTATGTGAGTGAGGCGGAAGGTTTGCTGCAACCAATGTGGTAGCGTAAGCTTCGGCACCACTCCATTGTCCAAGCGCTGTTGCTGTTAATCCTGCACCTGCTCCGGCTTCGGCTAATACTCGACCTAATGCTCTAGGTAAAGTTAAGGTCTTTCCGGCTATAAAGTCATTGGTCGCACTGCCTGTTCGTCCGCCTGAAACGGGCGCCCAAGTGTTGATTACTGCGTCATAGACTGTTTTATAAAGCTGGAATGTGTCTTGGTTTGCGCGAGTTGTGGCACCCGAACCCACATTACCAATTGAGCCGTCATTCATAGGAACCCAGCCACCAGGCGCGGTAATTAAATACCCTGGTCTAACATCACCAGTTCGTGGGGTCGTATTAATAGAATCAATTTGGTCGTAGGAATCAAACTCAAGCTCTGGGTCAATGTCACCTAAGAACAATGCGGGCTTAATGAAATAAATGTCACAAGGAATTCCTAATGGCATTTCAATTTGAATGTAAAGCGCATCATCGTTAGTGGTTTGCCCTGGCGTACCTAGTGATTTACCCGCAACAGACGGGATGGCAAAGTTAAACGGGAACCAAGTCCATGTGGTGGTAAGGCTTGCCGTACCAATTAATGTCCTTACTTCCGCGCTGGCTGCGGTTCCTGAGCCAAAATACTGCCGTACATAAATGTTTATATCAGCGGGCGTTGCTGCTACCGCTGCCCAAAATCCAAAGGTCATCGACTGGTTTGATAAATTCTTAACCTTTTGGGTTATGGGAAACTGGAATGATTTGTATGTTTCACCTGCGGGACTATTCGTACACTGGTAGCGCACATAATCAACGGGTGTCACGTCACCTGTTAGGGGATAACTTGCTAAAGGAAACAAGGGGAAAAATATATTATCAGCAGCATTGGTATTGCTTTTAACAAAGCGAATATCAGGGCCAAGTGTTCCATTAGTTCCAACCACTGGCACGCTTGTTGCTGGTGTGAACCCTTTGTGGTTTGATGGCGCAATAACAAGGTTCGTTGCCAGTGAGAGATTAGGTAAAATGCTACCCGCTATATCATCTATATGGTTGATGAACTGGTTATTTGTAATGTAGTTTACAATGGGAATGTAGCTTGTAACGATTCCTCCGCCACCACTACCAGGTGGGTAGAAGTCGTCTACCGTCCAAAGCAAATTATTCTGGGCGTCATACGCCTCTAAATAATAAGTGTCGGCCAAATCGTCACTATCCACTGCCCAATAAAATGGGCCTTGCGTGCCGTTTAGGTCAAAAAGAATAGGGTTAGTCCAAGGAATTGTCCCTGCTGGGTCTTGGTAAACAGTTTTCTTCTCTGTCTTATTTAAAGACCGATAGGTGTATAGCTTAGCTCCGCCAGCAACACCACCGCTATTATCTATAATCACCCACTTTGGAGTAGGCGCCAGCAAGTAACTTATCGTCATATTCACATTCCTTGTGAAATTATTACTTATTCTAAAGCATTTTCATTAATATAAATAATGCTTGTTTTTTATCCATCGTATCAACTACAATGTACTTTTATAAACCAACCGAGAAACTTATGATTAGTTTATTGATATTAGGCTTTCTTGCTTACAACATTATTCAAATGTTCATCCAAAAAGACATTGAATTTTAATCCTTTGCTGTAACAAGTTTTTTAACCAAATCAATTAAAGCATTCTTTGGCATCATGTACGCACCTGCTGCAACGCCTAGAGCATTTCTATAAGGTTTGAATTTAGCATATCGCCTATATTCATCCTGTCCTTTTTTAAGAAGTGCCGAAATATCCTCATGTCCTAAGCTTTGTAACTCTTTGTGCATATCTGACAATAGCTTGTTTCGTGTAGCCATTCCAGCACGCCCATGTGACCTTTCGNCTGCTGAGAATAAAGACCTGGCGTAATCAGATGAGTGCTTTCCTAAATCTGATTGAAGCTTAAACAATTCATTGTAGTCGCCATAACCCGCACCTTCCAGCATATTTTTATAAGCTGATGTCTTAGGCAGAAATTGGGCTGCGTCTTCAACCAAATCGGGATTGACATTTAGTGTTCCAATGTTTCGTCCTTTGGCTAAGTCCTTGGCTTTTGCTAAACTCTTGCTTGCTCCGCGTCTCGTTAAGTGAGGCAAGAGCTTTAAACTTCTAAGTGCATTAGCACCGCCAATAATATCAGGGGCAAGCTCAACACCTTTTTGCAATACATTATCAAGCGTTGACCCTGCGCCCTTTTGACCCCAAACATCGGCATAATTTTGCGTGTCATTTGGAAGGTACGAAGACAAAGGGTGTTCAAATGGCTTGCCTCGTAATTTCTCTATAGGCCATTCTGCTAATGAGCTTAAGTCATGGGGCAAGTTATGAAGATTTCGCCCAGCATGAGTTAAGCCAATAAGCACATCGCGCGGTATTCTTTTCCACGCACTTTCTTGTTCATCTTCAAAAGGCACGGCACCCCAATCTGATTGCGTAGGGGCGCTTGCGTGTTGCTCTTCACCACCGACTACTTCCCAATCAGACATTTGGCACTCCTAATTTTCGTGCTTCTTCAAGCGTGACCATTTTTTTCTCGCCTGTTTTGCTGTTTCTGATTTCAATCTTTCTTTGAAGCCTTTTGTTTGTCTCATCCTCAATAGCCTTAACATCGACCATTTTATTGGCTTTTCGTACTGCGTCAGACTCGCTATAGCCTTTTTGTAATAGCTCAGAGACTATTTGGTTCTTCTTTTCGGCAATGTCATGAAGCGCTGTAGCCGAACGAAGCTTACCTATAGCCGAATCAACGGTATCATGTGGGGTAATCTTTTGGCGTTGTGCCAAATCAAATTCACGCACTAATGGTTTACCACTAAATCCTTGAACGGTAGAAGCAATAAAACTCTCACCTGTCGATAAAAAGTCACCGATGAGTTCTTTTTCTTCGGGTGTTCCCATCACTTTAAGGTAGTCAAGCTGCTTGTTTTGGAAGCCAGGTATTTTGTTTCGCATGTTACCAAACACAGGATTGGTAACAATTCCTGTCATTCTGTCAAGAACCGCACCTGAATTACTCAATCCTAGTTGGCTTTCACCAATTTGTTTTAAAGCAGCAGCGCGATACTCACCTTCTTTTTCAAGTTGCTTCACGGTTCCTTTGTACTCACCCGTGTTTTGAGCATAGCTTTTAGGTGGAATTCCTTTTGTCAGTTCAAGTTTCATTGAACCATCAGGCGTATTTACGTCTTCTTCATACACAGGTTCGCCTTTGGCGTTATACCATTGCTCACCTTCAAGGGTTACACCATCTTTAGGACGGTTGCCCATAGGTGGTGCCGATGGTGCCGATTGCTGCCCAGCACCAGTTGGCATCTGCATTTGTTGGCCAGGTGCTTGTTGTGGTTCACCTTGGCCTGGCATTTGCATTTGTCCCATTCCAGGCTGTCCTTGACCGCCAAATACACCTTTTAGTTTATCTGCGAAGAAATTAGATAATGAGTTGCCGAGCTTTTGCCCTGGGCCTTGGCTTTGTTGTTGCATTTGCGCAAAGATATTATTGGCATTTCCGCCACCCATTCCAGCATTTACCGCTTGTTGAAGCGCTTGTTTTGCTTGGCTACTACCCATATTGGCAATTGCTGAATCATTACCCAAGAGTTTTGCAAGAAACTGTGGCCCCATTAGATTGGCATAGGCGAGCTTGCTAGCAGCTTCCGCTTGCGTTGTCAAAGGTGCGTATTGTTTCTTAATGTCGTTAATTTTACGCAAAATCATTTCATTGCTAAGTTTATTCATTCCACCCATAGCAGTAACAAGACCGCCACCTGGGCCAACGTCAGGAATAACTCTTGGTAAAGGTAGAGACATAATTTATATCCTTATAAAAAGCTGCCAATAATGCCGCCAACTCCGCCAAGCATATTCCACCAGTCATTCTGCTTTCCGGCTTCTTTGCCATAAGCTGCATCGCCCATCTTGTTACCCATATTAGAGTACATATTCATTAATGAGTTCGCAGCCCCTTGGCCACCTTGCATTAAATTCTGTTGGCCTTGTCCATATTGGCTATTAATCCCAAGCGCATTTTGCAGCCAGGAGTCCATACCTTGCTGAGAAATATTGCCCGCATTTTGCTGCATTTGCTGCATTAATGCCGAGCTTCCCATTGTTCCATTGGCTGAACCCGCATTAATACCCGCATTTTGCGCTTGACCCTGTAAATAAGAATTATACGGGCTTTGCTGGTATTGACCCATTAGATTATTAATAAATCCGCCTGGGTCTTTCTGACCTTTTAGCCATTCCTGATAATTTCCAAGACCTTCTTTACCTGCATCAAGGTAGGGTTGTTGTACACCCTGTCCCATTTGCATGTATTTTTGGTACTCTTCCATGGCTTTATCGTAAGGCTTGCCGGAATTGCCAAACATGCCACCCAATAGGCCGCCAAGGCCACTTCCAAACATGCTAGAGTCAAAAGCCATAGTNATTCATCCTTGTCTATACGAAGTTAACCCAAGCGCCATTCTCGTAGCCCTGGAACTTGTTTAACGTCGTGTTATAAATTGCAAATCCATTTTGCACGTTCTGTAATGCGTTACGTTCTGCCGTGGTAATCCTTGGGAACTGAATCCCGTTTTGCGTCAAATAACCCTGCAATGTTTCAACAAACGTTGCCATGAAATCTGACCAAACACCGCTTAAGTAATCACCGTTTTTTGTTACAGGGTCATACGTTGGGAAATTGTCGAAATTACGCGCCATGTCTTACTCCGGTAATTGCTCAAATACCCATGCTGCCCCCAACACAACAAACGGAGTCTTATTAAAAAACTCAATCTTTGGTGTGTACCCTTGTCCTCTAGGGGTTGTCCCTAGCTTTCGCCAAACACTCCTAAAGGTTCTTTGTCCAATATTTCCCATAGGCGCTTTGGTATAATTGCCATAAGTTTGGCCACCATCTTTAGAGATTGCCAAAAATATGACTGGCGCTTCTTCATTGATGACTACTGGTACAAGTTTGATGGTATTTACGCCACTTCCTGCCGTGGTTATGTCGATAGAAATGCCATCGAGTGCGTCTTGTTGAGTTGCTGCAAGCCGTATAGTCGCGGGAATTCCTGCGTTCAATCGGATAATGAAATAGGTTGTATTTTTGGCAAGAGGCTCGGGTAACGCCCCGTTACTGTCAAGTCGAACTGCTTCGCCTGTTTGCCAAAACTCTTGCAATTGCGCAATGGTGATAATGTCTGTACCCGCATTGGCTGTAAAAGTTGAAGTAATATCCAAAAGCTGTTCAGCGCCTTGCAATACGTCAAGCTGGAATCGGTCAACTCGTAGGCGTGTATATCCTTCGGGTGACATTTGACGCCCAATTCTCATGCGTCTTATGACTTCCCCTGCGTTGGTAGAGATGCGGTCATCTACCCTGTAAAATATTGGTGCATCATAAGAGCCGTAATAATTGACGCCATCAAAATAAGCGTGAGTTTGGGCGGGGTGCCTATCGCCATTTAAAATCTCCTCTTCATGCCATTTCGGTGATTCTTGTGTACTCATGGACACATTAAGCACAAAGGTATGGTTTGCCAATGTGAAGTTAAGCCTGTAAAAGATGAGGCCGTTTTCTTTGATTAATATGCCTCGTGCGTCCTCGACACCGCTTGCGGGATCTGCTGCATATTGGGCAAGTTGATAGTCCAAAGCTCTGTTGCTCACGGGGATAGATTCGGTTCCCCGTACTTCCATCACCCCTGCAAGTCCGTCCTTGTCTTGAGCTAAGAAGAACATGCGGTCAAAACCTACGGCAACACTGCCAATGGCTGGCGTTCCCACTTCCATAAGTAGTGAATTGTTGCGTCTAAAGGGTAGGTTCGTGCCAACACCTGCGTTTTCCCACACTTCCGTATAGTTTTGAGAGAAGAAAAATATACGTCTGTGAAGTGTTCTACAAGCAACAATTGTTCCTGGATGAGAGGTAATTTGCCCTAACTGCACCTGGCCAAAAACGCTAATTGTATTGGTTGGTGCGCCATTAGTGGTTAAGTCAATTGCGGTTCCTGCAATGGCATTGGCGTAGCTTGTGGCAAGCTTGATTGTTCCTGGGTTTTGTCCAGGTAAGCCAATTCTTATCACATAATAGGTTTGTGGTGGGCCAACTGCCAATGGTGCGGGCAAGGTTCCTGTTGTTGTAAAGGTAACTGGAACACCTGTTGCAAAGTTAGCATTGCTAATGCTTAAAGTGAGTATGTCGGTTGTGGAATCGGCTGTGAATGTAGCTTGCGCCCCACTCCAAACCATCCCTTGGTTGTACGAACTCAGTTGGAACTCGTTTGTTCCGCCATGAGCTACAACGAAAAATCCATCTAAGTAGCACACATCAACGGGCGCTGCTGGGAAACCAGTATCGGTTATTTGCTGAAAGTTAGTCGCATTGGTGTCCCAAATGTAACCTGCTTGACCATCGACAAAAATCACCTGAAATGTGTTTGCATCAATTCCCACGTACCCTGCACTAGTCCCGATAGTCCCGATAAGAGAATTAACAAGATTGCCTGTGGTGCCTGTAGTTCGATATACAGAAGTTCCAAATACTTGGTAAATGGCACCGTTAAATACAAAAGTCTGTCTTGCGCCTCCAGTTTCAGCGCCAAAAGGTAGCATCGTATCAACCAAGCCCGCTGTTGGAAGCATTGACTTTGGTCTTTTGCCTTGTGGGTCAAGATACTCAAACATGTTAACAGTGCGTTCCGCATTTATCGTACTCACACGTTGGTTGTCGTAACTGCCTACTATGTCGTAATCTTTCGCATCATTATTAGCCATAATTAGTACGCCAATATATTTTGCCAGTAGAACGGCTCAGGTCTATCAAGAATCGCTGATGGCCTGATGGTTAAATCCGTTTCATTGGCATTTTTAATGATGTTCATATATTCCTGGTAGGTGTCCTCATTTTGTTGAGGCCAGTTACCCGATGGGTAATACGCAAGGAATCTTCGGCTTAAGGTGAATTTCAATAATCCGTAGTAAAAAGGCGGCATCTGCCCTAAGTTACCGTTCGCAATCACACTATTCATCATGCTTTTAACTTGTAGTTCGCATGGGTAGGGTTGGTCGGGTGATGGATAGAGCGTAATAAAGCTTTCGTCTGCTTGCTTATCTAAAAAGATAAACCCTGGACGGGTATTAAGTGGGGTTAAACGGGTAACTCCGTAGTATTGTGCTTTGTTTATAATTTGCAAAGGGTAAATAATGCCCTGACCAGCGCTTGGCACGGTGTAATTGGCCATGCTTAGGTCTACAACTCGGTTGGTAATAACGTCTGCTGGAACCATATCTGAAAGCGAATAGGTACGCTGCGCTACGACCATATCGAAGGTAACGGTGGTTAAATAGGGTATATAGATACTGTCTGCATCATACATAGCCAGAATTTCATTGATTAATTCAAGGCCAGTAGAAAGCATAAACGAATCAGGAGTTTCATTCGTCCCCAATTCACCAAGCAGGTAAAGAGAGTTCGTAATTAACTCGTTGACCGTCTTTACGACTTGGGACATGGCGACCTCCTTATGATGAAAAAAGCGAGTAAAATCGACACATCGCTAGGACATGTCGATTGAATCAACTTATTTCAAAGGAAACGCATCATCTAAGCCCGCGCACAATTTACGGCCAGCAGCTTGCGCTTTCTCACCGTCATTGCTCATAAAGGCATTAAATTCCAACATTTCTTTAGGTGCGCCTGGACGATTACCCATACGAGTTTTCATTTTGGCTTGCTCTTTTCTAACGAATGCGTTGTTAGATTGAACCATTTTGTTGTCTTTCATTTGGATTTCTCCTTTTGTTTGTCCTTGGCAGCTTCGGCTTTCGCTTTGTCGGCCTTTTCCTTTTTAATGTCAGTCTCAACTTTGATGCGATATGCTTTCGCTTCGGCTGGACTGTCAAACCAAACACCCGTTGCTCTCAGGCGTTCCGCTTCATCTTCTTCGACCACTCGCATGGCATCGATTGGGTGAAAGACACAAGTTAGCATCGGGTGTTCTCCTTTAAGACAGTACTTTAACTGCGTACTGTGCGTGCCACTTGAAGCCACAAAGTAAGTCGATACGCATATAGTTTTGGTAGCCTAAAATGTCACCAGTTTGCGTTACCGCAAGTGATAAGCCAGTTTCAGGGTCAACCGCTACAGACGCATAAGGAACTTGCAGTTTGTAAAGGGGCGGACAAACGATATCCAAACCACGGCTTGGGTAAGCCACGTTACAGTTATAAGAACCAACCAAAGTAACAGGCGCGTTATTTGGGATAGGATTGCTTACGTTTCTGTTCGGGTTTTGAGTATCAGAGATAATGATAGGAGCAACTTGTACAGATAAGTTACCAGCACCATCAGAGCTTGCATTAGCCGTAACTACGAACTGCATATCTTGGCCAGTAGCAGCACGACCTACAGGGTTAACAGACTGAACACCTTCGATAGAGAATACGTCCCCTACAACGAAGTAATCAGCAATAGAGATTGTCGCACCATCCATAAGGATTGTGTTGCCAGAAGCCACGGCACCGTTAACCAACAGCGCATCAGAAGAGTACAAGCGTGGGCCAGCACCAGCGATGTGATGTTTGATATTCTGAGATTGGAAAATGTCGAAGTAGGACAAGTGACCAATTGCAGAAGAACGAACGATGTCTTCGTTAAATACTGGAGTGAAGTTATTTAACAGCGCACCTTTCAAGCTAGAACCATCTCGTACAGTCATTGCCATGTAAGCATCAGACGCAATATTTACGCCCTGCTCAAGCAATTTAGCACCAGCAGTATCTACAGTGGTGAACGAGTTAATAGCAACACCAGCAGTACCAGTGAAGAAGTTAAGCTCTTGTTCAGCAGCTTGCGCAATGTCTTTTTCCATCTGGGTAATTACTTCCTGGATTGCAGGAGCAATAAACAGACGTGAAAAGTCCTCAATACGCAAAGACAAATCTTGGATTGTATAAGCAATCAACGCATGGTATTGATGCGCGATAACAATTGTCTCAACAGTTTCTATGATTGACTGTGGAGTTGCTACGCTACCATCACCAACGATGAAATGGTTTTGTCTACGAACTTGTAATGTATCGCCAATCTTATAACCAGAAGACACGAAGTCATCTTGGTAAATACGAGAAGCCGTCATTACAAACGGTGCATTGTTGGCAAACATTGCCAACGCAGTGTTACTGACCAAGTCAGTAGTAATAAATTGGTTAGCCATCCTGGGTCTCCATTTAATCCTTTAAATGGGTACACAGACTGACAAGGGTCTCATTGAGTTTTAATCCTTAAAACCCTACATCACTTCCATGTACCAGCCTTCATCCGCGCTCTGATAACAGAGGGCGGAGTCTTATCCGAAACAGCTTGAGAAGCGATTGGGTTTGCTCTGACGGTTCCCAATGGAGCAGAACGGCTTCCCGCTTGCTTTGTTCCATTGTTTCCCATTAAAGAAAACGACAATTTGTTCACTTCCCTCGCCTGGTCTAGGGGATGGAGTTTAGAGATTCTTTGTAACTCAGAACGATTTTTACCTAAGCGGTAAGCAACTTCGGCTGGGTTCTCAACGAGTAACAGCGCGTCCCGCACTGCGTCTGTAAAAGGAGCATCGCCCTCTCTTACAACATCGTCAAAATCCTCGTACTTGTCAGAGGCACGGTCAAACTCATCATTCAAACGCTGATATTGCTTTTGAACATGGGCATGACTTTGTGCCTCTTTAGCTTGGCGCTCTTCGTGTTCCCTCATTCCAAGAGCCATGCGTACTGCTTTCTGTATGCGTTCCTCTTCGTTAGCACCTGGAGAGCTAGGCTGCCCTGGTGATTCGTAAGCGGTTTGTTGATGATGAGGATTGGCGCTGTCCGCCATCACCGATTGCATGTGCGTTAAACGCTCATGTAACTGGCGCATTTCCCTGGCGTGTTTCTTGGCCTGCATTCCCAAACGCTTCTTTACGCTTATGGGGTCGTCCTCTTGTGCTAGTCCCTGGTCGTCCTGAACACCCTGTTCTTCGGCATCACCTGGCCCAACACCGCCATTCTCAACATCTTCATTATCGCCACTCAACGCTTCGGCTTGTTCGTTTTGGTCTTCGTCCATGACTTCTCTATCTCCATATCGACATTTACATGCCCTAGACCATTCGGTTGGCCTGAGACCCAGAGGAAATCCTTTCCTCGATAGTTAATAGTATATTCCTGCATTAAAAGCCGTTGTACCCCATATATGGGGGTTAAGAAGATAGTTGAGGGGTTTATCAGGGGTTATCAGAGAAAACGGCATAGCGAGCCGGAAAAGCCCGCTATATCAAGGTTTTTATCTTTCTTTGGATGGGGATTTGTGAATGCTTGACAAAACTTGTGCCAATTTGGCGGAAAAGTCGTTGTCTGCTTTGTCATAGTCCAGTTCAACCTTGCGATTCTCAAGGCCAAGTTTCTGGCGCTCAAGGTGTCGCTTGTCGGCCATCTCTTGGGACTTCATTATCATTTCAGCCTGTTCAAGCAAGTGTTTCTCTTTCCGAATCTTCAACTCTTCGGCACGTTCCATAAGTTGTTGTTCTTCAAGGTGCATTTTTTGCTCGTTCATCATCATTTGTTGCTGCTGCTGCTTCATTTGCTGCTGCATCATCTGCTCTTGAGGGCTTGGCGGTTGAGGTGGTAACTTCTTGCCTTCTTCTTCGGCAATAATCTGAGGTGGAACCAGAGATTTAAAGCGGGAAGCAATCTGTGGCATAAACTGTACGTCCAGATTTTTAGCCCATAAATCCGCAATGAGTGGGAAGGTTTGAGGATTAGCCTGTATTGTCTGCTGGAAAAACTCAAGTGCAATGTCTTTTTGAACCGCAAAGCTCGGCCCTGTATCGATTTCAACATCATAATCACCTGTATCAAGTACGTTATCTCGTATTGGTTCACCATCTTCGGTTTGCCCCGTCACCTTGTTTAATGTAATAGGCTCTGACCTACCATCAGCTTTAGAAACAATCATGTGTCGCTCATGCTCTCCGGCAATGACGGGTAACAGGTCATTTACTACCCTTCCGCCTTGCTCGACTGCCTGGTTTAAGTTATCAAACCAAACATAAGCGGACATTGAACCTTCCATTTTGCGTTCACGTCTTGCCTTGCCTGACATGTCATGACCTTGGAGTGCCTCATTTTCAGAGAAGCCCAATATTTCGCGCATGTCTTGCGAACCACGTTGGAATTGCTGCAAAAGGGTAGGGGATAGTTCCCATGCTGGCATTTTTTGCGGCAAAGCCCCTGTTTTGGGGTCGGGTTTCGCTGTAAGAATACCCGCCTGTAATTCAGGGTTACGCCATACTTGCTCATTACCCACGATGTTGTCAGGTGTACCAAGCCATTGTTCACGTCTACGGTTTTTAATCTCCGCTGCAATCTCAGAACCCACATAGTTAATGAATTTCTGAGCGTCTTTTGCTTCATGAATGAACGAACGGGTGTATTGTTTACCATTAATGTAATTCGAGTCACCGTCAACAAACACGATAGGCAAGTACTTTGATGGCCAATCGGTGAAATCGATAATCTGATTTTGGGTTAATACGTACTGCCGAATCACATAGTCTTTTGAATTTCTCTCGCCAACAATGGTTGGGATTTCACGCAATATAATGTCGCCAACAACCTGTGAGGATTTGGCTATTTCCTCTTTCATTTTGTATTCTTTCTGTCTTTCGTCCCATTCATCCTGAGTAATTGACTCACCATTAGACAAAAGAAGTAGCTTAATAGGGAACCATTCTTTACGGGTGTACTTACAAACCACTATGGTATCGCGGGTTTCCCATTGGAAATCTAGCAATGACCTTGGGTCTGAGTAGCTAACAGGGTTCATTACATGCGGGAAGGTCGCATAAAATTCTTCTTTGGTGTATAGGAATTGGCGCGAACAAAAGTTACCGTCCCCTTTATGTGGCATCATAGCCGTGGGGTCAAACGATGTTCGGCTGGCATCAGGAATTAATTCATAGCGTATGGTTTGGTTAAATGACAGTGGGTTTTCATAGTCTAAGCATATTTCAAATGCCCCATAACCCATCATTAACGCAGACCTGAACGCTGTCTGATAGACTAAATCATTCTGACTTTTGTACGATATGGTTCTAACTAAGTCAGCCCGTAAGTCTATTTGCTTCTGGTTTGCTTTTCCATTGAGTGAGCGCACCATCAGGTCGGGCTTGTTCTTGCGTTGTTCCCCTGCAATCTTTTTGGTGACATCATAAAGCTTGTTGAATGTCATAGCAGGTTTAAACAAGCGTGAAAACTCAGACCTTTCTACTGCTGACCACTGGTCACGCAACAAGAAGTTCATGTCATCACGTCCACGCACTACGTTTTCGTCAAAGTACCCATCCCAAAGAACCAGGTCTTCGCGTGCTCTTTTTAATACTTCTGCCTCATCGATTCCAGCGTCTTCTAGTCGTGACTGTAGACGCTCGTTGATTTCTTCAACATCTTCAATGGGCATTTGTTCAGCAATAATTTCCATGCCAATTCCCCGTCCGTTGGGTTAAATACCTTGTCCTTAAGAAGCGACTTTAACAATTCCATGTCAAAGTCGCCTTTTAACGCCCTAAACTAAGGGTGTTTTAAGCTGCTTCTGCGCAATCCGCTTCAACTGCTTCTTTTGGTAATTCAAATTCTTGCCAGTCATCAGAGGTTAAGTCTTCAACTGAGAATATAAAATTACCTGCATTTGTAGATGGCGTGATAACAACCTTCCACACATGAGTCATGCCAGGCATCAAAGACAAATAACCTTCGCTAATGTCCCAGGCTGCACGGTGCATTTGTTTACCTGCTTGTAAATTTACTAAAGCTTCTTGCAATAACATCCTTATTTCTCCTTGGTTTTAATAGTCATCTCTTATGAGGCGCTTTCCAATTGCGATCCCTTCATGAATCCCTTCAATATAGGCTTTCTTGTAGGTGTCGAATTGTTCTTTTTGAAATGTAACCTGTAATGTGGTCATCCTATTTCGTATCATTGCTTCAACTTGAGACATGATAAGTTCTGCAAACCCATTCATAGGGTCACGCTTTACCTCGTCCACATGCTTGACAATAACTTCTTTTACACAAGCACCTGTACACATTTGCGATAAGGTGCCGTCTGGATTAGTACATTTACAGGCCATCATTTTTCCTTATGGTAATACAGTTAGAGTACAAACGCTGTTTGCAAACACTGGCTTGTATGTTTGATGGCCATCTGAGCCAACGGTAAATACAAAGTCTGTATCTAGCAAAGCTATGCTTTGAGTTTTTAAATAGTTGTCTAGGAAGCCCGCTGCACTGATTTGAGCCAGCGTACTATCTGGGCAATATAATCGGCATAATCTAGGGATTACATCGTTATTCTCTCCTGCAAAACTACACAGTAAAGTTATTTGTGATTGACGTGACATGTTGCGCTCCTTTGCTTAGTAAGTTTGTCCAAAATTATTCTATACTCTTTCTCACACTCTTTGCACTTGCTCTGAACATGGTCTTTGTTTGTATATTTACCGCAATACATACATCTTGTTGTCATTAAAAAATCCTCATGACAGGGTTAAACATGTTTTCATACTTGTTGCTCTCTACTTTGTCGTTGGTAATTCTATCGCTTGCTAACTCCAAACAACCATAACCCAAGCCGTCCATAGCATGTGAGTACACATTCTTGTTGGGCTTGTCTTTGTAACGCTCTTCACCACCAACGGCAACGCGAGCATATACATAGCCTTTAACAAATCCCTTGAACAAAGTAGGGCATTGTTTCTTATCGAGTACAAAACCTGGCTTACCGTCTACCATTCTGTTTAAGAAGTAACGGACGGAACCCAATCGTGGGTCAATATCATTCGTTCGTGCTGAGTGCGTGGGAATGCCAAGGGTGTTTAATTCACCAATGCAAGACATTTCCTCTACAATTTCGTTTCGTGCGTTTCCTGCTGGGTCGGCTACCGACATACCTATTTTACAGTAAGGGAAATCTTTTGCTATTTGAGGAATGACAATAGCCTCGGCAAAGCTTCTAATGCCCATGCCATCGGCTATATATTCCTTGAGTACAAGTAACTGTCCTCTTGCTGATAACTGCATGACCACGCAAGCAGGGGTTAAACCAAAGTCCCAACCCAATACTAAAGGCTCGCCTTGAATAGCAGCCAAAGCTTCAACAGCGTGAAAATCGGGATTGAACTCAGGATAAACTCGCTTGCCAAATCCAACAGCGCCATACTCGCCAAGACAAAATACTTTAATAAACTCCTGGCTCTGGCCATGGGCGAGCTTTTCATAGTAATCATCAGGCAAATGGCTAAAGTTATCACATTCAGGATTTCGCACCCAGTTGTCATCTTCATCCTTAATCAAGCCTGGTGGTTGTTTAAAGAGTACATGGCCTGGGTAGGTGTTCTCTTCAAAGTCCTTGAATATCCAGTGGTCATCTTCGGGCGGGTTAGTATCTGCAATGATGCCAGACCAATAGGGTTCATGACAAAACGCCTTTGATGGGTAACGGTTAACCCGTCCTTTCATATGGGCAAGTGCTGCCTTTGGGACTTCCGATAACTCGTTAATGTAGCAACCTGTTAACTCAAGCGATTTAATCTTGCGCACATCTTCGGGTCTATCTAAAGCAATGAACAATAGCTCAAGTTCGACTATGCCAAACCCATCATTAAAGCTGTGTTCGTAGGTCAATATAGGCTTTTGTCTCTTGCGTACATCGCCTAAATCTTCGAACCAACTGAGCCATGTCGCTAGGGTTGTGGTGGCAAGTTCGCCAGAAGTATTTCGCACAATTCCCCACCGGCTTCGTCTTCTACCGTTATGCCAACGTGGAACTGCGCAAGCTCTGCTAACAATTTCTGCTGCTGCCCATGTACTCTTTCCGCTACCATAAGGCCCCATAATGACACGCACAAAGCTATCATCGAGATGAGCAATATCACCAGTCGCAGTTGGAATATAGATTTTATCCTGGTCTTTAGCATGTATTGTCATCCTTGTTTCGTTAATAGTTATCTGCTTCTCTATGCCCTTTCTGCGAGATTCTTCGATTGCTGCAATGCGTTTGGCTATGCCTGATGCGCTCAATGTCATTTCTCTAAAATCCTTTTAGGCGGAATGGTTTTATATGGTGAACGGGTGTATGTTTCGCGCAAATGCTCTTGAGTCGTGAAACGAGAACCGCACTTGACGCACTCTCGTCTACGAAATACTTGGTTTGTTCTATCGTCCTTTGTCGTCTCAACAACGCGCGATTCAGGATAGTTACAATTTCGACATTGCACTATTTTCTCACCCCTCGTAAAGTCCTACTCATCGTAGCCTTTAGTGATGGAGTATGACGTTCCTTTGGTTTGCGTGTTTGATGTTCAAAGTCATTCTTTTGGGCGTAGGACTCATAGGATGGCGCTGTTTCCGCAACCTTCTTCTTTTTGACCTTCTCTACCCAACTGTTCTTTATTGTGACTACGGTCATGCCCTATGTCCTTATTGTGTTTACGCCCTATCCTTCGAGCGTTTCTTGCGGAGATAAAAGGACTTCTTACCTTATAGCCTCCGCAATCCAATTTATAACCGCTAGTGCCTGTGCCTTTCACTTCTTCATCTTACCTAGAGTTTCAGCAAGCCTTGCGCGTTCCCCTAACTTGCCAGGTGCTTTTGCTGCCTTGTCTAGCATCTTCTTGGGTATCTTCTTATCCTTAGCCACTCCTAACTCTTTGTGTAATGCGCCAGGCTTCTTGATGGCTCCGGCTATCCACTTCTTGCCTTTCTCAGTCTTCATTCTTTAGGCTCTCCTATTACGCCATCACCGTTTAAATCAGTCTTTAGCTTTTCCTCTGCCCACTCTAAGGCTTCATTGGCTAGCTTCTTCAATAGGTTTAATAGGAATGATGCAAGTTCGGGTTCAAGGGATTTAAGCTCACGCTCAAGTACTGGCTGTAACATAGATGAAAACAGGCTCATGGTTATATCCTTATAACGATTCAATCATGTGGTCGATTTCAATAATTGCGCCCTTCATGTTCGCAATTTCCTTTTTGATGACCTTTACCCGCTCTTGAAGCAATTCAAGCTCAGACATACTTCTGATTTGCGTCTCGGTTAAAGAGTCCCTTCTACTTTGCAATACGTCCAATGTAATCATGTAACAGTCCTTGTGAAAAAGAGCGCATCATGCGCCCCATTTAGCTTGTCTCTTAGCGGCTACCATCTCCGCAACCTTCTTTGCTGCTTGGTAGTATGGGCTGTCCTCAAACAAAACCACACTGCCTTGCTCAAAGTAGTCTGTCATTGAGTCGGTTTCATTTCTGTAACCTTCTCTGAATATCTTGCCTAACGTTCTGCACCAGTCTTTGGCATAGATTGTTACGCAATTACGGCCATCAGTCCGGCTGTTAAGGTGATAACTCACCCTTGCTTTTAACTCACCAGTTGTCACGTAGTACTGTCGGAACTTAATCATTTAACACCTCACCTATCAACAATTAACAATGTGAGGGTATTATGACTGATACCTAGATATCTGTCAACATTAATATCTAAATATTAATAGCCTTTCTTTTTACCGTAGTTGGCCTTGCTCTGAGCGGGTAGGTCACGTAATGCGCCTTGCTCTTTGAATGTGCGAACCTCTTGCTTTTTCTCTCTATCAAGATACACGTTGTTACGAGTAGACAAGTAACCGTCTGGCTTATCAGATACGTATTTAGCACCCATTATTTTTCCCCTTTAGGTTTTGGTATGTTCATTTTCTTTTTGACTGGCTCGTGCAAATGCTTCTCATGCTTGCCGTATATGTCCTTCTCAGGTGTCTTGCTTGGCTTCTTCATTCCTTGCCCTCTCCAACCTCAAGACGTGCAAGGCGCTCGTTAAGCTCATTCACTTGGGCATTAGCTCCGAAGTGCTTAGGCCATCTACGCTCTAAAAGCCACGCATCAGCTTGCCAGCGCTCAGGTTTGGCAGCAATCATATCGGTGTGTTCCATGACCTTTTGCATCTCTGCCCTCTTTATAGACTGCAAAAACGCTGCATGTTCCGACTCGATATTGTTGTCTAGGTCTCGTATTCCCTCTTCTAGCCAATAGAACAAAGTCCTCTCGGATATACCGTTGGCCTCTGCTGCTAATTGATAGGGTGCACGCCTTGAAATAGCGCTGATAATGTCTGCACACCGTTCAGGTGTGAATTTGCTAGGCCGTCCAATTGTTTCTGGTTCTGGCTTAATGGAATTTTTTCCCATAGTCACTAATCCTTTAGTGTGTTTGGTGTAGATACCAAGATATCTTACTTCTTTTTATCCTTCAATACGAGCATGACAATAAACAATACTACCGTTTCAAACCCATCAGCGCTTGCAAGCAATGAATGAAGCTCAATACTATCGATGACACCATCGCCCAAAGCCTTGATAAGATTTGTTATGAACGTAATAAAACACAAAACAGTTGGCACGGAAAGTACCATATGAGGTTTTCTTTTAAAATAACTCTTCACCTTGCGCATAACCACCTCGAACTAGGGGACTAATTCAAAATGTACGGTGTCATTAAACGTCTGGTCGTTAATGTCCTTGTCACCGTCCCAATCTCCACCGTAACGCACATCGTGAGTCATTTTACCGTCATTCTTAAGCATCTGAGCCACACCTAGCACATATCCACCAAACCAGTACATGCGCTTAGTGTTATTCCAGTCAATAGGATAGGGAGCCACATCAACAGCCATTGAAGGGCTTTTGTTATGCTTACCATTAGGCCATTTAAGTTTGGAATTGCCAGCAGAAAACGCTTTATTTTGGTCAGCTTCATTTCTAAATCCTTCTAGTACAGTGCAATCAAAATACTTGATGACCTCACGAAACAAAGTTTGCAAGTCTGGGTGACAGGTGAATAGTTTTTGTTGTGAAGCCGTGCTGAATTTTGGCATGTCGTAATCCTTTACGAATCTTTTATTCTAAATATAGCACAGGATTAAAAACTAGCTCGAAGATTTTGCAATGTCCGAGCTAGTCCACCAACAAGGAAGCAATCATGAATAAACGGAAGTTAATAATAAAAAATCAGGAGAGGAGATAATTCTCGATGATTTCCTTACCATCAATCCAACCATAGCAGAATTGCCCATCAAATCCAACGGTTTTCATGCGCTCAATCCAGATTATTTGGTTCGCCCATGACTCCGCTTTTTGTGCTGATGGTGGGTACTTCATATTCCTTTTTACTTCCAGCCAAAGACCTGCATATTTACCGCTTTGGCTAGGGTATGGAATGAACAAGTCACTCACCCCTGGGCGTAATCCTTGCAGCTTTAAGTTCCACGTTTGCGCCTCTGTTCGTTTCCCCTCATTGTTGTTCTTACAAAAAAAGTCCTTAAGTTGTGGATGAAGACTCAGCCACTTTACCAACCACCTTTGTTCCTGGTTCTCGGTTGGTATTGATACACGCTTGGTCATCCTTAACCTCATCGTTACCGTAAAGTATCTTCATTAGCGCCATGACTTCCTGTCTGTCGCGTAGATTAATTGTTTTTGGCTTGTTCTTTTTTTTCATCGGCTCGTTTTCTCATATAGATTTCTTGGGCTTCGGACAAAGGCATACTCTTGGGCAAGAACCCTTTAATCATCGTAAGCCATGCCACAAATTTTTCTGCTTCCGTTCCCTTCAATACCTGGGTCATTTCCTTTGCCTCTCTGGATAGTATTTAAGTTGCTCGACCATCTCCTCATAACACTTGATGGCCTCCTCTATTTTCTCCTCTGGATGGGCTTCTAACACTTCCTTACAATGTTGCCGTAAGAACTCAATGTCATCTCCACCGTGTCCATCAGAAACCTTTTTTATCAGACCACATAAATAATTCTTGCGGGCTATCCATAGTCCACGATTCATTAGTCACCATGCCAGTTCTTATACATTCTCGTTGGTTTGCCGTTGCCTGTGCGCCCTTGCTCTTGAGGTGTGCGGTTCTTCTCTTCAATATAACCCTGCTTAAGTAGCCAAGCCTTTTGGTCTCTCATGTTCAAGAACCTGTTGCGTGCTAGTAAGTAAATGGGTGGTAATATCATCGTTTCTGTTTCAGGTATGCCCATCAAATACTCTTTGTACTCATCAAACACGGCCTGGTCAAAATCCTTATGTCCCTGTTTAATCTTGGTCTCATCAAAGTGTTTGTATGTCTGTCCACCACCTGCAATCTTCTTGTCTCTAAGGATTTCCTGGCACTTGGCCATACACTCTTTAAAGGACTTTGACTCAGATGTAGTGGGGATTTTAGAAGGTGCGGGCAGCTCTTTTGGTTTAGCGTTAAAGGACTCTAATTGCGCCCATGATTTCTCAGGTTCAATATAGAAATTAGAACGTGACTCGCTGTAATGCTCTTTGACTTTGCGCTCAATCTCTTCGCTCTTGCCATTGGTTAATGTCCACGAACCTATTTTGTCGTAAACCATTTTTACCAGCGGATGGCTAAAGTCACGCGCTACCATGAGGCGAATTACTTCCTGTTGGCTAGGTACGCCCGACTCTTTCATACAAAGGTCTACGAGTTGCCCTAGTGTTGGCGGGAACTCTTTAAACTCTGTGAGCGTCTTGTTTACGGCGGCTCTCACCTGTTCAATGGAGAATTTGCTTAATTGCTCAAGCCAATCAACCATGATGTATTCCCAATCCTCATCACAGGTTGCCCGACTCGTCCACAAATTACCGTACCTACCCCTAAAGCGTGCAAATAATCTCGCTATTAGCGATTCATCCACGTAATGGGTCAATTGTGTTACCTGTGCTGTGGTCATATACATAGCCCTTGTTCAAATGCTTATTAATTACCCTGGATAACGCATCACCGCCCTTGCTCTTGGAGCCTGTGCTTTTTGGTGAGGTAGTTACTGTGTCGTTCCAGCGTTCGTTTTGTAAGTAGGTTGAAGGGTGGGGAATGTATTGCTCATCAGCCCAAGCACTGTCATTGACTTGGCGATTGCTTACGTCATTGCATATAAGGACGGCTATTTTATTTAACTTCTTCTTGTCCCATATCTTCTTGGCTCGAATCTTATTTTTCTTTACGGGGTATATATTCCAAAATTCATTAAAAGCACATGGTTCGCTTTCGTGTGTGACGTCAGTCGCACTTATATTATTTATATCTTCTTTCTTTTTATCTTCTTTCTTTTTCCCTATATCTTTATAGCTGTCGGTTTCCGGTGACTGGTTAGCCGTTGACGGGTTTTCAGTAGACGGTGCACAATTTGGCTGTTCATTCAATGCTGGTGCGGGTTGTAGAGGTTGTGCATTTATTTGGAAGCCGTTCATACTGCACACATGTAAGGACATATGCACAAATCGGCCATGTGTATCTCTTTTGTTTTCTATGGTTATTAATTTGTGGTCACATAAGGTTTTTAATATTCTGTTTAGGCGTTCACGGCCTATCTTAAAGTGCGCTGCAATCTGTTGTTTGTAGAACGTCCAGTTAGGGGGAAGGCTCGCCAGGTACACCCATAGACCAAGGGCTTCAACGTCACAAAAGTTTTGCAAGACATGGTTCTTTAGCATTGTAAAACCTGTCTCGTCTTGAGTTACTACGTATTTTTGTACGCTCATGGTTAATTCCCTTTAAAAGATTTAAGAGTGCGTCTTGCACATAGGAACAGTATAGATGGAATGAGCGTATATACTAAAGAAGTGTTGCGAATCGATTGGTTCATGACTATAATTGCCTCATGTGTATGGACGCACCTAGCCGTTACTTGCCAAACTCTGGCGTCCGGTTTACTAAAGCACGATTGATAGTCTTGGCGGAGTACAATCATGCGCATCATTTCAAAAAGTTCCAGCAGCTTGGAACATGAAGTAACTAGCTGCTAAACCTCTTTCAAACTTCATTTGCACAATCCTAATCTAAATCACACAAACATAAAAGTCTTTTTTAATATCTTGATATTATTTTTTGTTTTTCTATTGCAATGTGTTTATCGTTCGTGATACATTTGTACCCATGATATCAAGATACATTAATACAGAGGCTAACATGACTACAAAAAGAAAAAAACAGGACGATGACAGAGCCTTTCACATGAGAATGCCTAGAGATACATGGCTTCTTCTTAAAAAAGCGGCTCTAATTTCAGAAATAACAATGGGTGAGTACGTAACGAATTTAGTAGAAAAACAAAGAGTAAAGTTGGCAAAAAAGATGGACGTTTTAGGTGATTTCGCAGATGTAGAATAGTAGTAAAATAAGTGAGTCTGAGGCTCTAGGCTGGAACCTAAAACCTCGGTTGTTCAAACAAAACTTTGATAGGTGAATTATATGAACGCATTAAGTTTAGCGTACTCTAACGCGCAAAAGCAAGAATCATGGAGTGATGACCCGTTTGACATTAAGGGTTTTGTTACAGGAGTAACGAAAATTTCAGACCACCAACGTAATCTTAGAGATTATGCTTTGGAGATGGTTGCAAGCTTTGGAAAGTTCAAAGGCGACCATTACGAGCTTAACCTCGATATGCTTTCAAGCCCTTACCAGCTTGAGTTCGCACGTCTATATATAGAATCAATCGACCGTGAGATTGAATGGGCTTGCTATGGCGATGACCAAACACTCAACAGCGATTTCCTTTGTGCCATGCTTGCCATGCTCAAAGATTCTAACCCCAAAACTCGTGCCAAGTTCGCACAAGTTACGACTGTAAATATCCTTACTTACTACAAAGACACTCTCGAAGAGCTGCTTACCACTGCGTGTGACGATTTCTATAACAACGAAATGGAGAACGCAGGGTATCAGTGCAACCAAGACATGGAGCATGGAGATTTCTATTGGAGTAAGCGCTAATGAATACCCACGTAATAAATGGCGACAAGGCGCATACCTACATTGACCATGACCGAGCCTATTGGAACCTTGAACCTTGGGTTGCTACCTGGGACGGCTACGATGGCGCACCGATTGACTTTGAANCCCCAAGCCGTGACCCAATCGGTCTTGGGTGTACAGAGCAAGAAGCACTCGATGACTTGCTGGA